TGTGTTGCTGGGGGGGGGGGAAAGCCACACCCACTCCCCCCCCCCCCCCCGTTATTCAAATCATGCGACCGTGCGTGTCAGAAAACTACCGGTGATGCGGTCGCAGAGTTTTTCTTGGCCTCGAAATCAATGGCAGAAATCTCGGCCCTAGGAGGCCAGAAAGCGGGCTTCGGGGCGCCGTCCTCGCCGAGGATTGTGATTCCGTTCTCGTCCTGCTCGTATGCGGGGCGACCGTAATCGTCCAAACGGGGCCTGGGCTTGCTCATTCGTGTCATCAATGTTGCGTGAGCGCCCTCCAGATTCTCGCACACGCTCTTCACGGTCGCGTCAATCTTCTGCGGGGACAGGAGATCGGCCCTTTCCCTGGCGTCGGCCGGCCACAGACCGGCGGCGCTGAAATACTTTGGAATGTTGAAATGGATATAAGTCTTCCCATTCTTGTTAATGGTGAAAACTGTGCGGTCGGTGAGGGCCTTTCCAGCGTCCTCGTCGTCGCCGTCAATCATCCAATCGGTGACAAGCATCGGACGACCATTCTTGGACGTGGTCATTTCGGCCTTGGTGATGAATGCTGAGTGCTTTCCGGGCTTGGGCGGCTCGAAATTACCGCCGCCGGTAGCGACTTCCAGGGATGAGAGGTCGGTTCCGAAGTTGAAGCCAGTTGCCATAATTATTGCGCTCCTATGAAATGGGGTAAGAGAATTGCGGTGGTCAGTTCTCGCTAGTGGCGGGCTTGTCGCGGAGTGCGTCCCTGATTGCGTCGGCGGCGATAGCGAGAGTCTCAGCGGAAACCCCACGGTCAGCGGTAACAGTGATCTTAGCCATAATAGTTTTCTCTCTTCCTATGTGTTTTGGTTAGTGGCTAGTGATGTAATTGTGAATCTTGGTCATACTCGGATTCCCCATTGCTGGCGGGAACCCGCGCGTCTGTTGCTTTGTCACGACGTTGGGTTTGCGAGTGTACAGTACTGGCACGGTGATTTCCTCCCCGTCCCCACCGTCCACGTTCGCCCATTCCATGTAGCCGACGAAGTTGAACAGAGCGGGGATGCGCTGCCCGGACTTTTGCCCCTCGAAAGACGGGGCGATGAACGTTTCCCCAGTAACTTCGTTGCTTTCGCGCGCGGAATGCGTGATAGCAATGAATGAAATGTCGGGGGCGTCCAGGAATACGCTGATCGCCTTCAACAGGGAATCGTATACTGCCCGCCATTTCGTCCAAGTGTCATTCGACACGGCCTCATAATGAGAGAGGATGAGTTCCTGGCACTTGTCCAACGTGTCGAACACTACAGTCTTGTAGGGGAATTCCTTAAGATTGCGTGCAATATTGTCGCAAAGATTGGCGCAATCAACCCACTTGTCGCAATGCACGACAGTAATGTTCTGCAGATTCCCCCAATCCCGTACCGGGAGTGTGCCGGATTCGAAATCAACGTACAGGACGGGCGACATGTCGTCCACCTGTGACGCTGTGGCTGCGAGCGATGTTTTGCCGACACCACTCACACCATGAATAAGCATGTTGAAATGGTTATTCTGTTCCGGGTTCACGACTGTCATTCCGAGACGGGCGAGAGTGTCTTCGAAAGTCATGGTATGTTTCACCTCCTAGCCGTTGATAGTGTAGTTTTTGAATGCTTCTGTGTGGCGCTCGTGTGAGCAGTACCAGCATAGAGGGGACGATTGGAGACTGTCAACACCGTCGTCATGTGACCTTGCTCTCTCCCAAATGTTTTGGAGTCTCTCTATGGCCGCGAGCGCAACGTCCTGCCGCCACGGAAAAGAGAACTCACAAATACTATCCGGCACGACTTCCACGCCACAATCCCTTGGGAGAGCAACAATAGAACAGTGGGCTACCTCGTGGCCGAGCTGCGTGAGACCGTACCCGTAGAGCATGATCTGAATATAGTATTTACGGAATTGTGCACCCGCTATCGTGTTAGCGAACTGGGGCAACTCACTGTCCCGTTTGATACTCTTCCGGAATGCGGAAATCTTTTTCCGTGAGAGTAGCTTCCAGTCCAGGACTGTCGCCGCCGCAATATCGAAGCGATCCACACTCCCAGAAATACGCCCATAGTCTTCAAGATTGCACACCTCCACTCTCTGCTCTACTAGAACATTCGGTTCGTTTTTTGTGCGCGATTCCGCGTAAGCGTGAAATGCGGTGCCCAGGAAAGGCGCCAGCGGCGTGCCCGTATTCTCCGTATCGTGTGGGACTCTGAGGAGTTTGTCAGCAACACACCGCTCACAATCGTCCCCGATCTCGCTCACGCCAATGCGCGTTTGCTTGTCGCGTTCGGTTGGGGCGAAAACATTACTGACCGCTGTTGCTGCGGCCGGGCTCAAATTCAAATTTCTCTCCCTCCTGAATTGCGGCGATAGCGGCGAGCCTTACGTCACGGTGAACTTCAATGTCCCCGCTTGCAATATCTTCAATGAAAAATAGTCTTGCGTCGCCGGCCGGCATGATTTCGTAGACGGTGCCGTCGAGTTCCTCGGCTCGCATTGCGGCTTGTTCGAGGTTCGAGTAGACCCGGTAGTCGCCTTTCTGCGACGATTCCCATACTAGGTAGACGCCCATTAGTGTTTTTGCTCTCTCTTCCCTAAATGTTGATTGATAGTGTGTGTTATTCGACGATGGTTGCTGTGAGGCCGGCCCGCTCCTCGATTGCCGTGGAAATGACGGCCGCGTAGCATTGGATCCGCCAGATGTTCTCTGATCGAATGCTGGGCACGTGTAGTTGCATGGTTTTGACACCGAATTGTGTCGGCCATTTCATGATGATTGTGCGGCCGGCGATCTCGTCAATCGTAGTGCTCTGTGTGATGCGCATAATATTTTTCACCCCTCCTCTGTGGTGAGTTCGTAAATGTCGAGACTATTGTTGGTGGCCATGCCTCGCATAATGCTAATGTTGTCCGCCGTGACATGGATGACATTAATGTCCGAGTGTCCGTCGTCCACTGGGGCGACGATCAGGAAATTCCTGCCGACCAGCTCGGTGTCATCGGATACGAGAATGTCCCGAATGGTACCTGTCATGCGGCGTTGCACTAGACGAATGGCCGAGCCGCTGTGTGTTTCTGTCTTCATGGCATCTACTTTATGCGTGTGGTGGTGGCGCACGCAACCCATACGGCCGTGGCGTCTATCACATCTCATATTAGGCCACTCTCGCGCAGACGCTCATACCCCGCCGCCAGCCTCGGCTCCACGGCCGTCACGTCAACGGTATTCTCGCACTGCAAAAGAAAACGATTCACCCGTTTTGTTTGCCCTTTGCGATTCAAACGAGCAGACGCCTGCAAATTCAAAATCACACTATTATCCTCACTCAACCAAATCTCAGTGTTGCAAACATTTTGCAAGCCGTCGATCCCTTCAGCGGCGGCCGCAATGACGGCACAAAGCACCCGCGGCCCATCGGGCTCCATAAATCGTCGCCACCCATCATGGTGGTCACTGGACAATTCAACACTCTGATAGCCGACATCTGCCAGTCGTTTCCGCAACGGCGTCATGAATTTACGCGAGTGGCACCACAGAATAACTTTCTCGTCCGACGGCAGATCAGACAGGATATCGAGAGTTGCGTCGATCTTCGAAGATTCTCGCTCCTCGAACTCCACACTATCGCCCACGATTCTCAACGGCCCGAGAGTGATCTGCCTGAGACGCCCGTCTAGAACGGCGGCGGACGAAGCAACACTGGCCCCACCATCCATAACCGCCAACCGATGATCTACAAACTCCCGATACATTCTCCACTGTTCACGCCGCATCCCACAGACGACGCGCTGAACATTTACGGGAGGGAGGTCCCCGAAAACCTCACTCCCCCGCATCGCAGACCAAATATCACCCATAGAATCGCGGAGAGCACCAGGGTTCCTCTCGCCACCATAAATCCTGGCATACCGAGACGCCGCAAAAGGATTGAACTCAGACACAAAAAACTCATCCGCAAACCGGTAGAAACTACGGTCCACACTGCCCGGGTTCAAGAATTTGAGAACACCGTAAATGTTGACGGGTTTATTGCCGGCAGGCGTACCCGACAAGCCAAGACGATACCTTGACTTCAGCGATTTCACGGCCCGGAAAGACTGAGTGCGGTGATTCGCAATACGATGCACCTCGTCCACGACCACCATATCGAACGATTTCTTCGAGAAAGAAACGGACGGCCACTTCCCCGTTTCCACCGCCTTTCCCAGGGAAACCAATAGCTCAAAATTAATGACCCACCAACCGTCCTCGCCGTTCAACATGTCCTCAATGTTGGCGCGCCCAGCCTTGGTAGTACGCGACAGCACTCTCGCTTCCCGGCCGGTAATGGCCTTGATACTGGCCTGCCATGACGGAATGACGCGCTTCGGGCACACAACAATGACCCGCCTGGCCGCACTGAGCTTCTGTGTGACCCAGATGGCGCCGTATGTTTTGCCGCAGCCAGGTTCCCATGCCAGCAAAGCACCACCGCCGTCTCGAATCGCGTGGACGGTGCGGTTGATTTCTCTTTCCTGCGCCCCAGTGGGGCAAATGTTAATCATTGAAGTTCGTCCAAACGATCACTAGTAGACAAACGGCGAGTATAAACACCAGTAGTGTCACTCGTTTTCCTCTTTTCTGTATAACGAACCCCGCCTCACCGATCAATGAGACGGGGTTCGTTCTGTGCGGTCAGTGGGCGATAGCGTGACGCGCCACGGCGTCCCAGTAGGCGTCCTCGTCCACGTCCACCACATAGTAGGGGGTGCCCGTGGAGGAGAAGTACTGTCCGATCACGTCATCGGCGATCGCGGCAACATCGTAGTCGTCCATCTGGTCGAGCGTGGGGATGATGTCGAACATGATGACGTCGTCCCGAGTGCTGCGACGAGCGACAGTGTCCATGATTTTCCTCTTCTCTCTTCTCTTCACTGTCACCGTTCCTCGGTGACGGCTCCAGTATAGGCGGACCGTGCACGCCCTCGTCAACCCCGTGGGGTGCGACCTGGCTCACATCTCCAGCTGGAGTAGAGACAGCGCCCTACCCACAGCTGCACTCACGTCGCCACCGCACTCCAGCAGCCTCATGCAATCAAAAACGGTGTGCGCCCGGCCGTCCGCGAGCGGATCATCCGCATGATGCGAATAGACCAGACCACTGTCCAGCATCGTCACACCTGGAGCCGTGTCCCCGCCACGCGTATACCGCCATCGTCGCCCCACCGATTCGTAAGGCCAACCGAACAAACCGACAAGATCATTAAATCCGTACTTTGAATTGAACTCGCCAATCACACCACCATAGCCGCCATCGGGCACAGAAACCGAAGAAACAACACTGTCTTTCTCCTCGTACCCGATATTCTCCAGCCACTTATCAACACTCAAACGGGCGCCGTCAATGAGCCAATGGCGCACCCTCAAACCGAGACAATGTGACGGCAGAAAAAAAGCTCGGGACGCTTCAGCGCACGACCCGTCCCACTGGGACACGGGCCCCAACACACTGAAGCACGTCCTACCGATCGCCTCACATTCCCCCACGGCCATGCTGCGAGTACAAGGCAGAACAACACGGAAACGCGGGGACGGGAAAGACGACGATGCCGTCTCCCAAACAATACCAGCGAGATTCGCTACCCGCATGCGATCGCCGACAAAATCTTCCCGCGACCCATGATCCGCGTCCAAAACAATCGCCGACCGGAACACAAAATTCCTCTTCTGCCGCCTGCCCCCCGAAAGAATGCCAGCAAAAAAGGCGGGGGCATCATTCTTCTCGCATTTCGAGGGCGCCTCACACAAGGCGGCAAAATCGTTGAGGTTTACGTTAGTGGCACGCCACCCTGTGATGGAGCGAACATTGCCCGCTACCATCACAGGGAAACGCGCCCCGAAAACATCACTCACTGTATGACGGTTCCGCTATCTGATCCCGCAGGATCGCCTCCACGAGATCATTATCCACAATCGCACCTTCCGTCCGAAACTTCACGCCTCGACGAAGAATGTACTGTCGATACTCCTCCACGCTCCGAGGAGACAGATTCTTCGCCTCCAATACTTGATAGAGGCGCGTCTCGGTCGGCGGATTACTACTGAAATCATCCACCATACGCGTCAAATCCGGGACAAACACATAGTCGATCATTTTCAACGCGTCAGGTAGCCAGAAATCGGAGGCCAGGCTGAAAGCTTTCCGAACCGCGGACGATGATACGCTCATCTGCTGCTCGAAAAGAGACAGAATAGCGGCCACGCGCATAATATGATTCCCCATGCGATCAATGACCGCTTGCACTGCACGCTGGAAAGGCGACTCGCGGGCCGCCTCCCTGGCCCAGGTCCGCATTGTTTCTACCCAAACATTCCGGGCAGACTCGGTCACGGTCATAGTCGCCGGTGTGTTAACGGGCCAAAACTCGGTGGCACAAGTGACAGTACCACGAAATTCGCGCTGCATCATACCCAACATTATTGAAATGCGCTCGGAAGCACACTCAACAAAACCATCACCACCACACGCGTTCCGGTCATTGTCGGGCCCCCAACCGAAAGGAGAAAGAACCAGCCCGCCGTCCCCCCCCACCAAAAAAAAAAAAAACCCGCGGGCCCCACCCTGTCTCGAACAACGACTGTGACATGTTATCGACGACGTCGCCGAGAATCCCAGTGCCGCAGAAAGCAAGAGAATGAGGAACCCTCTCACTATCCGCACGCCTCACACCATCGTCACCGACACGCACAGACTCGACAGTTCTACCCGAGTAGACGTCAGTCAGGAATCCGATAAGCCCGCTACGATACCCCTCCCCCTGTGACGCGGAGTACATGTTCTGCAGTTCGTCTACAAACATGATAGACGCCCCGCCAGGCCGCTGCGCCATCCGAAGATTCAAACCTTCAGCCGTCACGTTCGACCCGAACAGAACATTCGCCATAAGAGACCGCTCGCACAGGCTATTACCGACAGTATTCAGCAAATCCTTACGATCAGCCTCGAGCTCGGCAATACGACTACTGATGTCGTCTCGTTCTGTCCGGTACTCGTCAATATCGACACGCCCGCTCTTTCTTTCCAGGGATTCCAGGCGACGATACAGCATGCGGAGTGCCGAGTCAACCTCCTGCACGGCCGCCAAAGACTTAGACGAATCCCGCCTAAACGCGCCCACGCAATCGTCAAAAAAGCTACGCACCAAAGACTGTGCCGTTGTCTTCCTCGACAAAGTAGACGCCCCAAGACAGTGCGAGTACAAAGTCAACGGCACCACACTCTGCGCGCTCGCAGACAAATGCGTCCTCGCAGACAACGGGGCAGACACCATCGTCAAGAAAGTCGTCCACAAGAAACGAGGCGGCGTCTCCGGCGACTTAGACTGCAAATAGTCAATGATCCTGTCAGCGAACCAATCGTAACGCACGCCCCCATCCGAGAAAGTGAACTCGTAATCCGCAATCCTCTCGACGCTCAATTGTTCTCCTCCCCCACATCGGCAAGAAAACTATTGAAAGCATCAATAATTTCATCACCGTCAAAAGTGTAGCCGACGTCGAACATGGGGCCCCAGTAACGGTCCGTTTGCTCGAAAATTGTCGCCTTGTAGCCGCGAACAGTATCCGCTTCGAAAATGAACCTATGCCCGGGCGACGCGACCACAATGTGAATGCTATTGTTCCAAGCGCTCACCTCCAGGCCAAGCGAATCATTCCCACCACTACTGGCGTAATTCTTGCACGCCTCGACGACATGCTTCAGGAATTCCCAGTCGAATAGCTTGATCATTTGTCCTCCCACAGTTTTGTCTTTATTTCGCCGAGCAGCCCCTGAAGCCCCCATGCTCCTTCTCTTCCCTTCACCGCTGTTATTGTATCGTTCGTGCCAGAGTTTCGAACGGTCACCGAATACTCGCCACCCACAATGCTGAGAGTGCACCCGTACCATTTCCCAGTGACATCCAAATAGAAAACAGACAGATCACTGCCTACCATGGCGTCCTCGCCCACGTCCAATAGGATGGACTCGCAACGTGAGTCGTTGAGCATCTCCACGATGAACTCGGTCACGATGGGGCGCAGCTCGTCGTCAATCATGACTCCCGTCCTTCCCTCATGCCGGCCAGTTCCATGAAACGATTCATAGCGTGGACGATGACGCCCCGGTCGGCGTCAACACCATCCAACCGAATATGATTCGACAGCTGAACGACACGGACCCGCCATTCATCGTCTTTCGTGACAAGAATCCTGAAGACAGTCCTATCGACGGGGTTCATAGCCATCGCCTTGAAGATGACCCCAGAAAGGCGGCCGTCATCATTGGAGCCCTGCAAGCTAACCGACGAACACTGAGGCCACTGAACGAAATCACCAACGCAACTAGCAAGGAAAGCAAACACCGCCTTGTCGACAGCATGGTCACTCATTGCCGGCCGCCTTACTACGGTTCGCCGCGACCATCAAAGCACGACGAACGAACTCACCGACACTCTCCGGAGGAATATTGGCGCCCTTCCGCTTAACGTGCCTCGCCCTCACCGTGTCGCCGGCGACCACGATACGGCAAGTGCTGCCAATGGTAATGATGCCGCCGTCGTAAACCTTGCGGGCAGGCGCATGCACGTTGAACTCGTGGCGGCGTCCGTCGTCATTCCACTCACGGACCGCCTGAGCGATAACCGTTCCGAAAACTGTGGCCATAGTAATGCTTCTCTCTTCTCAAATAATGTTATGAATACTACTATTTACTGTTGAATGGCGCGGGGGTTAAATGTCGAAGCCGATCACCTCCTCCGCGGGCACGTCCGCCAGATCACACAAGTCAACCAACCTGTCCCGCGCATCCGACCGGGCCAACTCCCACGTCGACGAACCCTTCCCACTGCCCCGCATTTCTTCTAGACAAAGAATGAAATCGTACACCAGACGGGCACCCTCCTCCTTTACCTCATGCCGCTTGATATGTTTGCGAATCCATCCGGCTGCAACGGCCGTGTTCTCACCCTTGCTGAAAATCTTTCTCCACCACGCATCCACTGCCGTGTTCTTCGGACTGAAATACCAAGCCGTCGGCCTACCATTATCAAACACGTACGTTTCAACAGTGCCGGCCTTGGTGTCCCAAATAATGACAGTGAAACCATCATCATCGTGATAGTAGGAGGTGGCAGGCGGCATATTCTCCCGAATAACCCCCATCTCAGTATCCCGATCGGTTACCCCCTCAGCGTTGGGGTCATCACATTCAAACCACAGCATTACTATCTTCTCCTCTCTTTCTCAAAATTGCGGTGGGTCAGACAATCACACTGTCAGGAATCTCCCGGATTCGAGCACAGAACCAACCCCACGCCTCATCCACAGCGTCCGACCGATCCGGGGAATCCAATCTGCCGGGGGCAAGCTCGACGCCACTCCTGCCCGCGCCCAAACCAATCTGCCCAATAATCCCACCGTCGAAATAGGCGACGATCAAAGAATCCCCCGCCATCGCAAGAGTAATACCGCAAGCGGCCGCCGCAGAAGCGAGACTATCCATGACCGAAGCGCCCACAATGAGACGGCCGAACATCTCCTGCACACTACCCGCAAGGCTCTCAGTACGAATCACACCAACATTGGCCACCCAGCTGAGAGTCTCAATAGTGTCTACGGTCAACGCGGCCTCACCGGAAACGAACGTCGCCTCGCCCATCGGCGCCGTGTGAACGTGGAACCGCGTTGAATGCGTGAGAGGCTTCGCCGGCCCCCTCCGGGCACCAGCCTCAATGGGAGTGCGGGAATGCTCAATAACAGGATCATGAGTGAGATCATCCACGAAGTGGTCCCAGATAGAACGCTTCGACGCGTCCTCCTCAATGAGCGGGTCAATGTCCAGCTCGGCGCCGCTTCGTCTCATAGCAACCATCATGGTGCCAATCGTCGCCCCACCAGACGACACCATCAGAGTCGAATGGTCGTCCTCGTCAACATGGAGACCGTGCTCATCGGCCAAGGTGAGAATGCGATCATAAATTTTCGCCACGCCCACCATGGAAGCCAGCGCCTCGTCAGCGGAACGACGGTCGTCCGGAAACTCGAGGAAATAGGCGGGCACGAGGCGGTCGGACAGAAGAATGTCCTCCCTGTCCATTATTTGCATTGTGCCGTCCAACCAAATGCCCCGCGACCAATTCGTGACGTCAATGGTGAAATGCGCGTCATAAAACATGATGTCCTCTTCTCCTGGTGTTTGTGCTGTTCGGAATTGCGGGGGGGGGTTACCGTACCCCGATCGCGCCCCATAGGGTCCAAACGACCGCCACGACACCGAGCGTTCCGATGACCGCGAAGCACGATGCTGTCAGGTAGATGATGGCGGCGAGGATGATTTCGCTGCTCCGCTTCAAAGGGCGGCGGGGGGCAGTGTTGGTGCGTCTCGGTGCCGCATGCCTCATGCTCATGATGTTCTCTCTTTCTCCATGGTTTTGATTGTGTTGCGGGGCGTCTTGCTTCGCCCTGGCGGGACGCTGTCCTGCTCTCGATGGCCTTAACTCTAGGAGCCCTGACGCCGCCCGTCCACCCCACCTAGGTGAGACGTCCGCCACAGCTTCGGGGTGTTGGTCCACGACGTCATCAGCCCCACCGTCCTCGAGCACCATGAAAGGCGGATGGGTGATGGGCCGCATATGACCGCACCCTCCATCCCATGATCGCATGAAACGGAGGATGCGATCCGACCTTTCACGCGAGACGGGTTAGCATGTCATTGTTATGCCACACAGTCTCATATGACGTCAATACCGTTCTCCTCCAGCACGCCACCAATCTCCTCAACATTATCCACATTCACGCCAGCAACGCTGATACCGCACTCGAGCTCGCCGTCACTGTGCTCAATAACTTCGAGCTCAAGCGAGACGCGGTCCAGCCCGAAAACGATTTGCCTGCCCAATAGTGCGATGGGCCGCGTGTCCACGTATCCGATAGCGCGGAGAATGTCGAGGGCGCGGATCATCGTGTCAGCGCCACGTGCGACATTGGTGAGGAGTGCCGCCATATGTTCGGGCGTCTCTTTTTTGTCGGCGACGCTCACCATGTAGTCCGTGCCGTCCATGTGCTCGATCAGAATTGCGAGGCGGGCCGGGGAGTCGTTTGACAGCTTCGCATTTCTGTGCAGGTCCATGTGTCGGATGAGCATCCCCTCGTCTACCGTGTTGCTCATTGTGTCCGTCCTCTCTTTCTTCATGCACCCACCTTCGGTGGGGCGGTTCCTTTTAGAGGGTGGCGG